CACATGGTCAATTCTACCGTTTGACATCGAACATGATGCTAACGAGCCTGTGGCTTTCTTATTACAAAGCACACTAGGTTATAAGGTTCTGTATGTTACTGATACAAAGTATTTGAAATACAAATTTAACGGCATTACGCACATGATGTTAGAAGTTAATTATATCTATGAACAAATGCAGGAAAACATAAAAAACGGCAGTGTGCACAGCACATTAGCAAACAGAATTATGGAGTCTCATTTTAGCTTAGAACATGCTATCGGAATGTTAAAAGCAAATGATTTAACTAGACTCGAAGAAATACATTTAATTCATTTAAGTAGTCAAAATTCAAATGCAAAATACATTAAAAGTGAAATACAAAAAGTGACGGGCGTGCCCGTTTATGTTGGAGGTTTATAAATGCTAAATAGAGTTGTATTAGTAGGTCGTTTAACGAAAGATCCGGAATACAGAACCACTCCTTCAGGTGTGAGTGTAGCATCATTCACATTAGCAGTTAACCGCACATTTACGAATGCACAAGGAGAGCGCGAGGCAGACTTTATTAATATCATCGTATTTAAAAAACAAGCAGAGAACGTTAATAAATACCTATCTAAAGGATCGTTGACGGGCGTAGATGGTAGGTTACAAACGCGGAATTATGAAAATAAGGAAGGTCAACGTGTATATGTTACGGAAGTTATTGCTGATAGTATTCAATTTTTAGAACCGAAAAACTCAAATGACACTCAACAAGATTTATACCAACAACAAGTACAACAAACACGTGGACAATCGCAATATTCAAATAACAAACCAGTAAAAGATAATCCGTTTGCGAATGCAAATGTTCCGATTGAAATAGATGACGATGATTTACCATTCTAATTTAACCAGTTTGAAAGTGAGGTGTGTATATGACTGGTTGGATAAAACTTCATAGAAAACTATTAGATTCGCCTATTTTTCAGAACGAAAAGTTATTCAAAGTATTTGCATATTGTCTTATGAAGGCTAGTCATAAGGATCATACACAGCTTGTTGGCAGACGAGTTGTTGAATTAGAAAAAGGTCAATTTGTGTTCGGGAGAAAGCGAGCAAGCGAAGAGTTGCGTCTCAAAGAATCCACAGTAAGAGACTACATAAAGCTTTTAGAAAACCTTGGAACTATCGTCGTAAAGTCCGACAACAAATTTTCTGTTATAACCGTTGTCAATTGGGCGATTTATCAAAGTATGGAAGAAAATTCCGACAGCAAAAACGACAACAAATCAACAACAAATCAACAACAAATGGACAACAAATCAACAACAAATCAACAACAAATCAACACAAACAAGAATGTAAAGAATGGGGATAATGTAAAGAATGGTGAGAATGAGAAGAAGAAGGCGACTGCCTTCGACTTCTTCCAAGATAACGGATTCGGTTTCATAACTCCTTACAATTTAGACGATTTAAATTACTATCTTGATTCATTTGAAAATGATTCAGATGAAATAGTTACCGCATCACTTAAAATCGCTAAAGACAGAAACAAGGTTACTTGGGGATATGCTAAAAGCATTTTGAATACATGGCTTAATGCAAACTTGAAATCTATTGAACAAGTACGTGCATTTGAAAAGCAACAACTTGAAAGCAAAAAACAAAATTATAAACCTTTCGTTAAACAATCAAAAGAAAAAACACCCAAATGGCTCACAGACAGCACGAGAGAAACGAAAACGCCGGAAGTAGATGAAAACCTTGAGAAAGACAGAGAAGCTTTTATTAAGCGTCTAAATAGCAAATGGGAGTGATTGAAAATGGATGCATTTGATAAATACTATCTATTTGATCATGACGGCAACAAAATGTTTTCAGTTACACCACATTTTAAAGATGGTCGGCATTTAGTTGTTGGAATAAAAGAAACAAAATTTAATGGTCGTCGTTGGTATTTAGACGATTATGAATTAAATACACTTATTGATAATGAACAAATGGAGTTAGGACACCAAACAAGCTTATTTGAATATATATGAGGGATTACATGGAGATAGAAATTAAATTTAATGAAGTGTTTAATGCGCCGATGGGGTCGCCTCGTCCACGCTTTCGTAAAACAGGTAGATATGCACACACATATATGCCTACAAAATATACAGAACATAAAAAATATTTACAAAATCAAATGCCAAAGCTAAATCTAGAAAATGCATTAAAAATTGAATTAGAGTTTTACTTTCCATTGCTTAAATCATGGTCGAAGAAAAAGAAAAGCGAAATGGTTGGGCAGTATAAAGTGACTAAGCCGGATATCGACAACTTAATTAAAACGGTATTAGATGCTTGTAATGGCCATGTATGGAAAGACGATAACCAAATTACAGAAATAACTAGCTCAAAGCGTTATGGAATTGAGCCCAAAATAATCATACGAATAGAAGAAATATAAGAGGTGGATAAAATGGCGAGAAAAGCAAGGATTGTAACAATAAATGATAAACCTTATAGGTTCAGTAAATTTGAAATGGAATTAATAGAAAGTCACGGTATAACCGCTGGAATGGTTTCTAAGAGAGTAAAAGACGGTTGGGAACTACATGAAGCAATGGACGCACCAGAAGGTACGCGTTTAAGCGAGTACAGAGAAAAGAAAACAATAGAAAGACTGGAACAAGCTAGACTCGAACGCAAATTGGAAAGAAAGCGAAAGAGAGAGGCTGAGCTAAGAAGAAAGAAGCCACACTTGTTTAATGTGCCTCAGAAACATCCAAGAGGACGTTATGCGTGCTACCTGATGGAAAACGACATATTCGTGAAAGTTAAGAAGTAGATCATGACAGGTAGCGCACATAAAGAATACCTAAATCAATTCTTTGGATCTAAGAGATATCTGTATCAGGATAACGAACGAGTGGCACATATCCATGTAGTAAACGGCACTTATTACTTTCACGGACATATCGTACCAGGTTGGCAAGGTGTGAAAAAGACATTTGATACAGCGGAAGAGCTTGAAACATATATAAAGCAACATGGTTTGGAATACGAGGAACAGAAGCAACTAACTTTATTTTAGAGGAGATATAAAAATGAAAATCAAATTTAAAAAAGAAATGACATTAGATGAATTAATTAAGTGGGCATGGGAGAACCCTGAATTAGTAAGAGGAGAGAAATTTTATGCGCAAGGCAAGAGTAATGAAACATATGTGTATTTCCATCTTTACGACGGAAGAAAGTGCATCTTAAGAGAATATATATCAGCCGATGACACTTTTGAAGTCGAATATGAAGAGGAAATCACGGAAGAAACTGTAATACCGAAGTTAGTAAAAATGTACAAAGACGGAAAAATGTCCGTTTACAATGACTATTCGATTAAGCGTTCTTTGCTTTATTCCCCTAAAGCATACTATATCTTAAACGACGACCTAACTATGACGTTAATCTGGAAAGATGGGGAGTTGGTAGAATGATGCAAACCTATAAAGTAAGTCTTTGTATCAAGTTCTTAGCGTCTAAATGTAATTATAAATTAAAAAAGCATTATTTTGTGCAAAGTACGAATGAGGAAGAAGCCACGAATACGGTATTAAAACTGACTCGTAAAAAGCTCCCGTTCCAAACTGCAAGCATAGAGGTCGAAAAAGTGGAGGTAGTAGTATGATGCCGAAATATCGAGTGTGGGACGAATATACAGGAAGAATACACGATGTTGTAGGATTCGACTTCATTGAGACTGAAGTTCACTATGAAAACTACGCGGAAGCAGAAGCTTTAATACATGCAAGAGATTTTAAAGATGTAGAACTTATGCAAAGTACAGGACTTAAAGACAAAAACAACAACGAAATATATGCGGGAGATATAGTTGAGTTTGAAGATGAAATATTAGAGATGCCAGACGATGAATCTGTAATAGGAACAATTAATAGAGCAGTAATATCTATTGATGTTGTAAATGGTATTCAATTAAAAGATTTTATGTTTGAGGGCGCAGTCTTCGAAAATGATTACTTTGAGTATATAGACATAAAATCCTTCCTTAGATATGACTGTGAGGTTAAAGGCAACATATTTGAATCATCACATTTATTGGAGGTAACAGAATGAACTATGAAACAGGGGTCCAACTAGGTGTAATGGACGCTAGGTTGAAGAAGATGAGAAAACAACGTGATGAGTACAAGAAGCAACGTGATGAGCTTATTGGGGATATAGGTAAGTTAAGAGAACGCAACAAAGAGCTGGAGAAGAAAGCAAGTGCATGGGATAGGTATTGCAAGAGCGTTGAAAAAGATTTAATAAACGAATTTGGCAAAGATGGTGAAAGAGTTAAATTTGGAATGGAATTAAACAATAAAACTTTTATGGAGGAAGACACTAATGAATAACCGTGAACAAATAGAACAATCCGTTATAAGTGCTAGTGCGTATAACGGCAATGACACAGAGGGATTACTAAAAGAGATTGAGGACGTATATAAGAAAGCGCAAGCGTTTGATGAAATACTTGAGGGTTTACCTAATGCTATGCAAGATGCACTCAAAGAAGATATTGGTCTTGATGAAGCAGTAGGGATTATGACGGGGCAAGTGGTCTATAAATATGAGGAGAGTGAAGAGTGATGAGTAGTCCGAAAATTAAGCCCTGCCCTTTTTGTGGCGGTCTAGCAGATATACGATATAGCTTTGATACATTATTAATTGAATGTACTAATAAAAATTGCAAACTACAACCATCTACATGGTCACACGTTCATACCAATAATGCAGAAAAACTTATAAAAATTTGGAATAAAAGAAAAGATTTAGAGGAGCAGGAAAATGACTAACACATTAACAGTAGATCAATTACAAGAGTTATTACAAATACAAAAGGAGTTTGACGATAGAATTCCAACACTTAATTTACAAGATAGTAAGGTTGCGTATGTTGTTGAATTCTTTGAATGGTTTAATACATTGGAAACGTTTAAAAACTGGAAAAAGAAACCAGGTAAGCCATTAGATGTGCAGTTAGATGAGTTAGCAGACATGTTGGCGTTTGGATTGAGTATTGCGAATCAACAATCAGACGATATGGAAGAAATTTTGGATTATGTAGAAGATGGCATTTTTACCGATTGTATAGATAGTGTTGAAATTGATTTTAATGACAGTGATATAGTTGATGAATTTATGTCAGATATAGACGAATTATACAACGGTTGGTTTAGTATTAATTTATTCTTACCATTCGCTATTGCAATCCAATACTACACTATCGACAAACTCATCTCAGCTTATAAAAAGAAAATGGAGCGAAATCATGCAAGACAAGATGGAACAGCAGACACAGAAAAAGGTTACGTGTAAAGACATCTTAGATCGAGTCAAGGAGGTTTTGGGGAAGTGACACAATACCTAGTCACAACATTCAAAGATTCAACAGGACGCAAGCATACACACATAACTAAAGCTAAGAGCAATCAAAGGTTTACAGTTGTTGAGGCAGAGAGTAAAGAAGAAGCGAAAGAGAGGTACGAGGCGCAAGTTAAAAGAGGTGCAGTTATTAAAGTGGGTCAGTTGTTTGAAAATATAAGGGAGTGTGGGAAATGATTAAGCAAATACTAAGATTATTATTCCTACTAGCAATGTACGAGTTAGGTAAGTATGTAACTGAGCAAGTATATATTATGATGACGGCTAATGATGATGTAGAGGCGCCGAGTGACTTCGCAAAGTTAAGTGATCAGTGTGATTTGATGAGGGCGGAGGTGTCAGAGTAGATGGAATGGGTATTTTTTTCTGCTTACATTGTTATATTCATTGCATGTGCATATGTGATATATAGACGAATTGAAGAAGTGAGCGAGGAAGTTGATGAATTACAGCGTGACATAAAAAAGAATGAAAAATTATTGGAAAATTATAAGAAAGAAAACAGACCAATCGAATATATCGTTGAGTTAAAAAACGGTGTGTATTTACAAGAAAAATATACATCGTCGTTTGCGGAAAGGACAACGCTTATTACAACTAGTAATGTTTTTGAAGCTAAATCATATGACAATTTATTTTCAGCTAAAATAGATGCTGAATTTATGCGTGGTCGTGTATTAAAATATAAACCGAATTTAGAGGTGGTTGAATAGATGATGTGGTTGATCATAGCAATTATATTACTAGTCATCTTATTGTTTGGTGTGATGTTGCAAGCTGAACAGTTAAAAGGCGATGTGAAAGTTAAAGAGCGAGAGATAGAGATATTAAGAAGTAGATTGAGACATTTTGAAGATTAACGGGGGTTAAACGAATGAGTTTGAGAAAATCAACGCAAAGATATTTAGAAAGTGAATTAAGCAATTACAACTACTTCGATAAAGATATAGCGCGTGTAAGAGATGAAGTTTTAAACCCGTGGAGTCAACAAGATACTAATATCGGTGGAGATAGGGTGCAAAGCAATGTAAGTGTAACTGAAATAAAAGCTATTAGAGTTGTTAATGATAGAAGATTATCGCAATTGGCCAGAATGAAATCAGCTATAGAGGTTGTATATAATCATAGCACTACAGAAACTCAAAAACTTATGGAACTTTATTATTTTAAAAAGCCTAGAACATTAAATTTAACTGGTGTAGCTCAAGAAATAAATGTAAGTAAATCTACCGCTTATGATATGAGGAAAGATATATTAGTTAGGTTAGCTGATGAATTAGGTATAATACATTAAGTTTGGAAAAAGTCTGGAAAAATAACGTCACTTTCGGTGTTAATATGATAGCGTAAGATATTGACTATCTTACTGCGTTTCCCTTATCGCAATTAGGAATAAAGGATCTATGTGGGTTGGCTGATTATAGCCAATCCCTTTTTTAATTTTAAAAAGCGTATAGCGCGAGAGTTGGTGGTAAATGAAATGAACGAAAAACAAAAGAGATTCGCAGATGAATATATAATGAATGGATGTAATGGTAAAAAAGCAGCAATTTCAGCAGGTTATAGTAAGAAAACAGCAGAGTCTTTAGCAAGTCGATTGTTAAGAAATGTTAATGTTTCGGAATATATTAAAGAACGATTAGAACAGATACAAGAAGAGCGTTTAATGAGTATTACAGAAGCTTTAGCGTTATCTGCTTCTATTGCTAGAGGAGAACCTCAAGAGGCTTACAGTAAGAAATATGACCATTTAAACGATGAAGTGGAAAAAGAGGTTACTTACACAATCACACCAACTTTTGAAGAGCGTCAGAGATCTATTGACCACATACTAAAAGTTCACGGTGCGTATATCGATAAAAAAGAAATTACTCAGAAGAATATTGAGATTAATATTGGTGAGTACGATGACGAAAGTTAAATTAAACTTTAACAAACCGTCTAATGTTTTCAATAGAAACATATTCGAAATACTAACCAATTACGATAACTTCACTGAAGTACATTACGGTGGAGGTTCGAGCGGTAAGTCTCACGGCGTTATACAAAAAGTTGTACTTAAAGCATTGCAAGACTGGAAATATCCTAGGCGTATACTATGGCTTAGAAAAGTCCAATCAACAATTAAAGATAGTTTATTCGAAGATGTCAAAGATTGTTTGATAAACTTCGGTATTTGGGACATGTGCCTTTGGAATAAGACTGATAACAAAGTTGAATTGCCAAACGGCGCAGTTTTTTTGTTTAAAGGATTAGATAACCCAGAGAAAATAAAGTCGATAAAAGGCATATCAGACATAGTCATGGAAGAAGCGTCTGAATTCACACTAAATGATTACACGCAATTAACGTTGCGTTTGAGGGAGCGTAAACACATGAATAAGCAAATATTTTTGATGTTTAACCCAGTATCTAAACTGAATTGGGTTTATAAGTATTTTTTTGAACATGGTGAACCAATGGAAAATGTCATGATTAGACAATCTAGTTATCGAGATAATAAGTTTCTTGATGAAATGACACGACAAAACTTAGAGTTGTTAGCAAATCGTAATCCAGCATATTACAAAATTTATGCGTTAGGTGAATTTGCTACACTAGACAAATTGGTTTTCCCTAAGTATGAAAAACGTTTAATAAATAAAGATGAGTTAAGACATTTACCTTCTTATTTTGGATTGGACTTTGGCTACGTTAATGATCCTAGTGCTTTTATACATTCTAAAATAGATGTAAAGAAAAAGAAGTTATACATCATTGAAGAGTATGTTAAACAAGGTATGCTGAATGATGAAATAGCTAATGTCATAAAGCAACTTGGTTATGCTAAAGAAGAAATTACAGCAGATAGTGCAGAACAAAAAAGTATAGCTGAATTAAGGAATCTAGGGCTTAAAAGGATTTTACCAACCAAAAAAGGGAAGGGCTCGGTTGTACAAGGGTTACAATTCTTAATGCAATTTGAAATCATTGTTGATGAACGTTGTTTCAAGACTATTGAAGAGTTTGACAACTACACATGGCAAAAGGACAAAGATACAGGTGAATATACCAATGAACCAGTAGATACATACAATCATTGTATCGATTCGTTGCGTTATTCAGTGGAACGATTCTACAGACCGGTTAGAAAACGCACAAATGTCAGTTCGAAAGTTGACACAATAAAATCTCTAGGATTATAGGAGGGAACAAATGTTAAAGGCAAACGAATTTGAAACGGATACTGATTTACGAGAAAACAGAAATTACTTGTTTAACGATGAAGCTAATGTTGTTTACACATATGACGGGACAGAGTCTGATTTATTACAAAACATTAATGAAGTAAGTAAATACATTGAACATCACATGGATTACCAACGACCTAGATTAAAAGTGTTAAGTGATTATTACGAAGGTAAAACTAAGAATCTGGTTGAGTTAACACGACGCAAAGAAGAGTACATGGCAGATAACCGTGTAGCGCATGATTACGCATCTTATATTAGCGATTTTATTAACGGTTATTTCTTAGGTAATCCGATTCAATGTCAAGATGATGACAAAGATGTATTAGAAGCTATTGAGGCGTTCAATGATTTAAATGATGTTGAGTCACACAATAGATCTTTAGGATTAGATTTGTCAATTTATGGCAAAGCTTATGAGTTGATGATTAGAAATCAAGATGATGAAACGCGTTTATACAAGAGTGATGCAATGAGTACTTTTGTCATATACGACAATACAATTGAACGTAATAGTATCGTAGGCGTTAGATATTTAAGAACTAAACCAATAGACAAGACTGACGAAGATGAAGTGTTTACAGTTGATTTATTTACTTCTCACGGCGTTTATAGATATCTTACCAGTAGAACAAATGGATTGAAGCTCACACCACGTGAAAACTTTTTTGAATCACACTCTTTCGAACGTATGCCTATTACAGAATTTAGCAATAACGAAAGAAGAAAAGGAGATTACGAGAAAGTAATCACTTTAATTGATTTGTATGATAATGCTGAATCAGATACCGCTAACTATATGAGTGATTTAAATGACGCTATGTTACTTATTAAAGGTAATTTGAATTTAGATCCTGTAGAAGTTAGAAAACAAAAGGAAGCTAACGTGTTGTTTTTAGAACCGACTGTTTATGCTGATAGCGAAGGTAGAGAAACAGAAGGTTCAGTTGACGGTGGTTATATTTATAAGCAATACGATGTACAAGGTACCGAAGCTTATAAAGACCGTTTGAACAGTGATATACACATGTTTACCAACACGCCTAACATGAAAGATGATAACTTTAGCGGCACTCAATCGGGCGAGGCAATGAAATACAAATTATTCGGATTAGAACAACGTACTAAAACTAAAGAAGGATTGTTTACTAAAGGGTTAAGACGTCGTGCTAAGTTGTTAGAGACAATACTTAAAAATACACGGTCGATTGACGCTAACAAAGATTTCAATACTGTTAGGTACGTATACAACAGAAACTTACCTAAATCATTAATCGAAGAATTAAAAGCTTATATTGATTCTGGCGGAAAGATTAGTCAAACAACTTTAATGTCTCTATTCTCGTTCTTCCAAGACCCCGAACTAGAAGTTAAGAAAATCGAAGAAGACGAGAAAGAATCTATTAAAAAAGCTCAAAAAAATATGTATCAAGACCCTAGAAACATCAATGACGATGAACACGACGATAGCACAAAAGATTCTATCGATAAAAAGGAATGATTGTAATTGCCTAACAAAAACACTCAAGAATATTGGGAAGAACGCGGACGCAAAGCAATCGAGAATGAGTTGAAGCGGGATAAAAGTAAAGCTGAAGAAATAGAACGTATATTGAATATGATGATTAAGCGCATTGAAAAAGAAATCAATGCGTTTATTGTTAAGTACGGAGATTTTGCAGGCGTTACATTACAAGAAGCAAAAAAGATTATCGATGAGTTCGATGTAAAAGCATTTCAAGAAGAAGCAAAAAGATTGGTTGAAAACAAGGAGTTTAGCGATAGAGCAAATGAAGAATTAAAGAAGTATAACACGAAAATGTATGTATCTAGAGAACAGATGTTAAAGATTCAAATAGAATTCTTAATTGCTTATGCAACAGCTCAAACAGAATTATCGATGAGGGAATATTTCGAATCAACAGCTTATCGTGTGTTCAGTGATCAAGCGGGTATTTTAGGTGAAGGTGTACAAGTAGCTAAAGAAGTTATAGATACAATCGTTGATACACAATTTCATGGTGTCGTTTGGTCAGAGCGATTATGGACTAATACCGAAGCAATGAAACAAGAAGTAGAAGAAATAATTGCTAATGTAGTTATTAGAGGTCGACATCCTAATGAATATGTTAAAGATATGCGCAAGCACTTAAATAAATTCGAAGGCACAGCACGACAAAAGACCGCAGCAATTAAATCATTGCTTTATACGGAATCGGCACGTGTTCACGCACAATCAAGCATTGACAGCATGAAAGAAATTTCACCGGAAGGATATTATATGTATATTGCAAAAATCGATAATAGAACAACTAAAGTATGCAAAGGGCTTAATGGAGAAATATTCAAAGTTAAAGACGCTAAAATTGGTGTTAATTTCTATCCTATGCATATCAATTGTCGTTCAGATTGCGCTTTACTACCTAAATCTATGTGGCCGAAAAAACCAAGCAAGAAACGAAAAACAAAATACTTCGGAGGGAAAGTGAAAAGCGGTGATTGATTTAAAAGTAAAGTTTTTTAAAGGCAAGTTAGTTTTGTATGACAGTAAATTAAATGTTTGGAGGATACTAATATGAGTAATACTGACAAATACCTTAGAGACATAGCAAGAGAATTAAAAGGTATACGTAAAGAGTTACAAAAGCGAAACGAAACAGTTATTATTGATGCAAACTTAGACAGTGTAAGGTCGGCAGTATTAGCCGATAAAGAAAAATCGAAATATAATGAACCTCTCTTTTAATAGCTAGCACTTAATTGTGTTGGCTATTTTTTATGTCCAAACCATGCTTATGACAATAAAAGATGCAAGTGTAACAGCCCGAACCATGTATGGCTTAAAACTAATCAAGAGTAAATAAATGAGGTGTAAAAACTATGGATATCCAAGAAAAGTTAAAACTCAAATTACAGTTTTTTGCTGAAGAATCAGATGGAGATAATGGAAAATCAAAAGATAACAACGATGATGAAGGCAAATACAAACAAGACAAAAAGACTAATTCAGAAGAAGAAATCGAAAAAAGACTACAAGAAGAATATAACAAGCGTCTTAAAGAAGAATTAAGTCGTCGTATGAAGCAGAAAGAAAAAGAGAAACAAGAAGCTGTTGATGAAGCTAAACGATTAGCAAAAATGAACAAAGATCAAATCGCTGAATATGAACGCGAACAAATGGAAAAAGAGCTGGAGCAATTACGCTCAGAAAAACAATTAAATGAAATGCGTTCAGAAGCAAGGAAAATGTTAAGTGAAGCAGAAGTTGATTCATCAGATGAGGTTGTTAATTTAGTTGTAACAGATACTGCTGAACAAACTAAATTGAATGTTGAAGCTTTTTCTAATGCAGTAAAAAAAGCGGTTAATGAAGCGGTTAAGATTAACGCTAGACAATCGCCATTGACTGGTGGAGATTCATTTAATCACTCGACTAAAAATAAACCGCAAAACTTAGCTGAAATAGCTAGACAAAAAAGAATTATTAAAAATTAACGGAGGCATTTAAATGGAACAAACACAAAAATTAAAATTAAATTTGCAACATTTTGCGAGTAACAATGTTAAACCGCAAGTATTTAACCCTGATAATGTAATGATGCACGAAAAGAAAGATGGCACGTTGATGAATGAATTCACAACGCCCATCTTACAAGAGGTTATGGAAAACTCTAAAATTATGCAATTAGGTAAGTACGAACCAATGGAAGGTACTGAGAAGAAGTTTACTTTTTGGGCTGATAAACCAGGTGCTTACTGGGTAGGTGAAGGTCAAAAAATCGAAACATCTAAAGCTACATGGGTTAATGCTACTATGAGAGCGTTTAAATTAGGGGTTATCTTACCTGTAACAAAAGAGTTTTTGAATTACACTTATTCACAATTCTTTGAAGAGATGAAACCTATGATTGCTGAAGCTTTCTATAAAAAGTTTGATGAAGCGGGTATTTTGAATCAAGGTAACAATCCATTCGGTAAATCAATTGCGCAATCAATTGAAAAAACTAATAAGGTTATTAAAGGTGACTTCACACAAGATAACATTATTGATTTAGAGGCATTACTTGAAGATGACGAATTAGAAGCAAATGCGTTTATCTCAAAAACACAAAACAGAAGCTTGTTACGTAAAATTGTAGATCCTGAAACGAAAGAACGTATTTATGACCGTAACAGTGATTCGTTAGACGGTCTACCTGTGGTTAATCTTAAATCAAGCAATTTAAAACGCGGTGAATTAATTACTGGTGACTTTGATAAGTTGATTTACGGTATCCCTCAATTAATTGAATACAAAATCGATGAAACTGCACAATTATCTACAGTTAAAAACGAAGATGGCACACCTGTAAACTTATTCGAACAAGATATGGTGGCATTACGTGCAACTATGCATGTAGCATTGCATATCGCTGATGATAAAGCATTTGCTAAGTTAGTTTCTGCTGACAAAAAAACAGATCCATCTCCAAGAGAAGTTTAATAAATAATTAGGAGTGGTAACATGACCGAAATCATAGGAATTGTTAAAGTAGATTTTACAGATTTAGAAGATAACAGACATGTCTATATGAAAGGGCATGTCTACCCTCGCAAAGGTTATGATCCTACAGATGAACGTATCAAAGCTTTAGTTAGTGTTGAAAATAAACGCAACGAACAAATGATTTACATTGTAAATGAAAAATTAACCAAAAAAGAACTTGTCGAAATAGCAAGTGTTGCTGGCTTACAAGTTGATGAAAAACAAACAAAAGCTGAAATTATCAACGCTTTTGAGTCGCTAGAGTAGGTGATTATATGACTACGCTAGCTGATGTAAAAAAACGTATTGGTCTTAAAGATGAAAAGCAAGATGAACAATTAGAGGAAATTATAAAAAGTTGTGAAAGCCAGTTGTTATCAATGTTACCTATTGAAGTTGAACAAATACCGGAAAGGTTTAGTTACATGATTAAAGAAGTTGCAGTTAAACGCTACAACAGGATTGGTGCTGAAGGTATGACATCAGAAGCGGTTGACGGACGTAGCAATGCGTATGAATTGAACGATTTCAAGGAGTATGAAGCTATTATTGATAATTACTTTAATGCTAGAACGAGAACTAAAAAAGGAAGGGCTGTGTTCTTTTGAGATATGAAGATAGAGTTATTTTTCAATTAGAACAAGTAGCAACTTACAATCCTAAAACTAGCAAAAAAGAAAATGCACTAATCACTTATGATGCGATACCATGCAATATTAACCCCATTTCTAGAGCAAGAAAGCAACTTGAATTTGGCGATGTAAAAAACGATGTAAGTGTCCTGAGGGTAAAAGAATCAATATCTTACCCTGTTAGCCACGTGTTGGTTAATGGCATTCGCTACAAGATAGTTGATACAAGGATATACAGACACGAAACGTCATATTATATCGAAGAGGTCAATTGATGAATATAGATGGATTAGACGCACTGTTAAACCAATTTCACGATATGAAAAACAACATCGATGATGATGTAGATGATACTTTACAAGAAAAAGCCAAAGAATATGTAGTACGAGCTAAATTGAAAGCTAGAGAAGTAATGAATAAGGGTTATTGGACTGGTAATTTATCACGCAATATCAGATATAAAAAAACTGGCGATTTGCAATACACTATCACATCGCATGCAGCTTATAGTGGTTTCTTAGAGTTTGGTACTCGATACATGGAGGCAGAACCTTTTATGTGGCCAGTATATGAGGTAATAAGAAAATCAACTGTAGAAGAATTGAAAGCGTTGTTTGAATAGGAGATAAAAGCATGACACCGAACTTACAACTTTATAATAAAGCGTATGAAACGCTACAAGGATATGGATTCCCTGTTATTTCTCATAAAGAGATGCAACAAGAGATTCCGTATCCTTTTTTTGTAATAAAAATGCCGGAGTCAAACAGAAGTAAATACACGTTTGATAGTTATTCTGGTGACACGAATTTAGTTATTGATATTTGGAGTGTAAGTGATGATTTAGGACATCATGACGGACTTGTTAAAAGATGTATTGATGATTTAACACCTAGCGTTAAAACAAACGATTATGACTTTGAAGAAGATGATACTAACATCACACAGTTAGTTGATGATACTACCAATCAAGAATTGCTACACACATCATTAACGATATCTTACAAAACATTTTAAAAAACGGAGGAATATTGAATGGCAAATATGAAAAATAGTAATGATCGTATTATTTTATTTAGAAAAGCTGGCGAAAAAGTAGATGCTACTAAAATTCTTTTTTTAACTGAATACGGCTTATCACATGAAGCTGATACAGATACAGAGGATACAATGGACGGTTCTTATAACACTGGTGGTTCTGTTGAGTCAACAATGTCTGGTACTGCTAAAATGTTTTATGGTGACGATTTTGCAGATGAAATTGAAGATGCAGTTGTAGATCGCGTATTGTATGAAGCTTGGGAAGTTGAAAGTAGAATACCAGGCAAAAATGGGGATTCCGCTAAATTTAAAGCGAAATATTTCCAAGGTTTCCACAATAAATTTGAATTAAAAGCAGAAGCTAACGGTATTGATGAATATGAATATGAATATGGAGTGAATGGTCGTTTCCAACGTGGATTTGCAACACTACCTGAGGCTGTAACAAAGAAACTTAAGGCGACTGGATACAGATTCCATGACACTACAAAAGCAGATGCGTTAACTGGCGAAGATTTAACAGCAATTCCACAACCTAAGGTAGATTCATCAACGGTTACACCAGGAGAGGTATAAAAATAGGGCGTTAAGCCCTATTTATTTTGTTTAAATTAATCATGAATGGAGATTTTAAGTTATGAATGTAGAAATTAACGGAAAGTCATTAGAATTAAGTTTTGGTTTTAAATTTTTAAGAGAAATCGATAACCGATTAGGTTTAAAAGTTGAACAAGCTTCTATCGGTCAAGGTGTATCAATGTTGCCTGTAGGTTTAGAAAGTGGAAATCCGGTTGTGATTGGCGAAGTTTTAATCGCAGCTACATCTCACTTAAAAAAACAAGCAATTACTATTAATAACATTGATGAAGCATTAGATGAAATCGCAGAAAATATCGGACTAGAAGAATTCGGTTCGGATATTTTAACGGAGTTGGGAAAGCGACCTATGACCCGAAACCTAGTCGAAGTAGTGGAAGCGGAAGAGAAACCAGCGGAAGCGTAATAACTTACGACAGAATCGTTATAACTTGTATGTCAACACTTGGTATTACAGATTTGAACGTTATTGAGCAAATGACATTAACAGAATATAACTATCGAATGTATGCGAAAGAGTATGAAATGCTAACCCAAGAATTCGAACGTTACAAACTTGCGTTTGCTATTCGTGATGCTGCAGCTACTAAAAATGTTGGTACAGAAAATAAACCTAAAGAGGAATATGTTTTTAACAACGCAAACGACGTATTGCCTTATGAAGAAAATATCCAACGGCTTAACGAAGGTAAAGATATAAGGTTTAGTAGCGAACGTGATGAATACGAACCACAAAATAATGAATTCTTTAAAGTTATAGCAGAATTTAATAAGCGATAGAAAGAGAGGTGTTAATGTGACGGAATATAAAATTAAAGCGACTATTGAAGCTAGTGTAGCCAAATTCAAAAGGCAAATCGATAGTGCGGTTAAGTCCGTACAAAAATATAAACGTACAGCTGATAAAACTAAAGATGTCGATTTAAGTGCTAATGATAAAAATTTACAAAAGGCCGTAAAGGTTGCTAAGAAGACTTTAGATTCGTTCAGTAGTGAAAAAGCAAAAGCTAAATTAGATGCTAAAATAGAAGATCTACAACAAAAAGTTTTAGAAGCAAGTTTTGAATTAAATCAATTAGATTCAAAAGAAGTTACACCAGAAGTTAAGTTAGAAAAACAAAAGTTAATTAAAGATATCGCTGAAACAGAAGCTAAGTTATCAGAATTAGAAAAGAAGCGTGTCAATATTGACATCAATGCAGATAACAGTAAATTCAATCGAGTGTTAAAAGTATCTAAAGCTAGTCTTGAAGCATTAAATAGGTCTAAAGCCAAAGCTATTTTAGATGTAGACAACAGTGTTGCTAATTCTAAAATCAAACGTACTAAAGAAGAGCTTAAAAGTATTCCAAATAAAACTAGATTTCGACTTGATGTAGATACAAGGCTTTCTATACCAACTATTTATGCGTTTAAAAAATCATTAGACGCATTGCCAAACAAAAAAACAACAAAGGTAGATGTCGATACTAATGGTTTAAAGAAAGCTTATGCCTACATAATAAAAGCAAACGACAATTTCCAAAGACAGATGGGGAATTTAGCTAATATGTTCCGTGTGTTCGGTACTGTAGGTTCTAATATGGTTGGTGGATTACTAACTTCATCTTTTAGCATTTTAATACCTGTAATAGCGAGCGTAGTACCTGTAGTGTTTGCACTATTAAACGCTATCAAAGTGTTAACTGGTGGTGTACTTGCTTTAGGTGGTGCGGTAGCAATAGCCGGTGCTGGCTTTGTAGCATTTGGCGCAATGGCTATCAGCGCTATAAAGATGCTTAACGATGGCACTTTACAAGCTAGCTCAGCAACAAACGAATACAAAAAAGCTTTAGATGGCGTAAAGTCAGCATGGACTGATATTATAAAGCAAAATCAATCCGCTATCTTCACAACTCTTGCAAATGGTTTAAATACTGTTAAAACAGCAATGCAGAGCTTACAACCGTTTTTTAGTGGTATTTCAAGAGGGATGGAAGAGGCGTCTCAAAGTGTACTTAAATGGGCTCAAAATAGCGGTGTAGCATCAAGGTTCTTCAACATGATGAATACAACTGGTGTTTCGGTATTTAACAAGCTATTAAGTGCTGCAGGCGGTTTCGGTGACGGATTAGTCAATGTGTTCACGCAATTAGCACCACTGTTTCAATGGTCGGCTGATTGGTTGGATAGATTAGGTCAATCTTTCTCTAACTGGGCTAATAGTGCAGCTGGAGAAAATTCGATAACTCGTTTTATTGAATACACAAAAACAAACTTACCTATCATTGGTAATATTTTTAAAAATGTTTTCGTTGGAATTAACAATTTGATGAATGCATTCAGTGGGTCATCAACTGGAATCTTCCAATCTCTTGAACAAATGACGGCTAAGTTTAGAGAATGGTCTGAACAAGTTGGGCAATCTCAAGGTTTTAAAGATTTTGTCAGCTATATACAAACTAATGGACCACTAATAATGCAATTGATTGGAAACATCGCAAGAGGGTTAGTTGCATTCGCAACAGCGATGGCTCCTATAGCTAGTGCAGTATTACGCGTTGCAGTAGCAATAACTGGTTGGATAGCTAACTTGTTTGAGGCGCATCCGGCTACAGCACAATTAGTTGGTGTCATTATAACTTTAGTTGGTGCATTTAGATTTTTAATACCAATTATTTTAGCGGTATCAAACTTTATGGGCGGCGGATTAATAGGTAGAATCATTGCATTAGTAAGTAAGTTCGGTTTATTAAGAGCGGGATTAACAATTTTAAAAGGTGCGTTCATGTTATTGAAAGGACCATTAAAAATTATATCAGTTATATTCCAATTGTTATTCGGTAAGATTGGATTAATTAGAAATGCTATCACAGGACTTGTAACTGTGTTTGGTATTTTAGGTGGTCCAATAACGATAGTTATTGGTGTAATCGCTGCATTAATAGCTATATTTGTTTTATTGTGGAATAAAAATGAAGGATTCAGAAACTTTATTATAAATGCTTGGAATGCGATAAAAACATTTATGGTTACAGTTTGGAATGTGTTGAAAACTGTAGCTTCGGTTGTATGGAATGCTATTTTAAAAGCTATCACTACAGCAGTAACTAATGTATACAATTTTATAATGATTGTTTGGAATCAAATAGTCGCTTATTTACAAGGGTTATGGAATGGAATTATCGCTATTGCAACAACGGTATGGAACCTTTTAGTTATAATCATCACAACTGTTTTCACGACGATAATGACAATAGTTATGACGATATGGACAGCTATTTGGACATTCTTAAGTACAATCTGGAACACGATAATTACAATCGCTACTACGATTTGGAATTTGTTAGTCACTGTAATAACTACAGTATTTACCACAATTATGACTATCGCAATGACAATTTGGAACGCTATTTGGACGTTCTTACAAACGTTGTGGAACACTATAGTTACTGTGGCAACTAAGGTTTGGAACGCTATCACTACAGCTATATCTACTGCATTACAAGCGGCATGGAGTTTTATTTCTAATATATGGAATACGATTTGGAGTTTCTTATCTAGTATATTAACGACAATTTGGAATAAAGTTGTAAGCATATTCACACAAGTTGTATCAACTATATCAGACAAAATGTCTCAAGCTTGGAACTTCATTGTCACTAAAGGTATGCAATGGGTATCTACTATAACAAGTACGCTAATTAACTTTGTTAATAGAGTTGTTCAAGGATTCGTTAATGTTGTAAACAAAGTTAGTCAAGGTATGACAAATGCAGTAAATAAAGTTAAAAGCTTTGTGGATGACTTTGTATCAGCAGGTGCTGATATGATCCGTGGTTTGATGAGAGGTATTGGTAATATGGCTAGAGACTTAGCTGAAAAAGCAGCTAGTGTAGCAAAAGGTGCTTTAAATGCAGCCAAAAGAGCGCTAGGTATTCACTCACCTTCACGTGAATTCATGGATGTTGGTATGTATTCAATGTTAGGTTTCGTTAAAGGTATAGATAATCATTCAAGTAAAGTTATCCGTAATGTTTCTAATGTTGCAGATAAAGTAGTTGATGCATTTCAACCTACATTAAACGCACCTGACATTTCTAGTATTACAGGAAACTTAAGTAATTTAGGTGGAAATATAAATGCGCAAGTACAACACACACATTCTATTGAAACATCACCGAACATGAAAACTGTTAAAGTTGAATTCGATGTCAATAACGATGCGCTTACTAGTATTGTTAACGGCAGAAATGCTAAACGCAATTCTGAGTATTACTTATAAAGGAGGTTACAAATGGACATAGAATTAACAAAAAAAGATGGTACTGTAATCAAATTAAGTGAATACGGGTTTATCGTTAACGATATAGTAATTGATAGCATGCAAATCAACACAAAGTATCAAGACAAAGAAAATATGAACGGTCGTATATTAATGGGGAGCAATTATATCAGTAGAGATATAGTTGTTCCTTGTTTTTGTAAAGTTAAAAATCGTTCAGACATTGCTTATATGCGAGATATGTTGTATAGGTTAACGACAGACATAGAACCTATGTATTTACGAGAAATAAGAAGAAAAGAAGAGTTGAATTACAGGTTTACTCAACCAACTTCTGATGATTACGTGAAATTAGATAAAAACAACTTCCCGGATTATGAATATTCAAGACACGATCAACAAATTTATGTAAATGGTAAACAGTATAAAGTTATTTTTAACGGAGTTATAAACCCTAAACAAAAAGGTAATAAAGTTTCTTTTGAACTAAAATTCGAAACTACAGAATTACCATACGGCGAAAGTATTGGAACAAGCCTAGAGTTAGAAGAAAACAAAAAGGTTGGATTGTGGTCGTTTGATTTTAATATTGATTGGCATGCAGGCGGAGACAAAAGAAAGTATACATTTGAAAATTTGAGCAAAGGTACAGTTTACTATCATGGTAGTGCTCCTAACGACCAATTCAACATGTATAAAAAGATAACAATTATTTTAGGCGAAGATACAGAATCGTTTGTATGGAATTTAACGCATGCTGAAATAATGAAAATTGAGGGGATTAAACTAAAAGCTGGAGACAAAATTGTTTATGATAGCTTTCGAGTTTATAAAAACGGTGTCGAAATAAGCACTGAAACGAACATAGCCCAACCAAAATTTAAATACGGAGCTAATAAATTTGAGTTTAATCAAACAGTTCAAAAAGTTCAGTTTGATTTGAAATTTTATTATAAGTAGGTGTCAGAATGACAATAATTGTAAGACCACCTAAAGGTAATGGCGCACCTGTACCAGTAGAAACAACTTTAGTGAAAAAAGTTAATGCTGACGGTGTATTAACTTTTGATATTCTCGAAAACAAATACACTTATGAAGTTATTAACGCTATAGGGAAAAGATGGATTGTTAGTCATGTCGAAGGTGAAAACGACAAGAAAGAATATGTAATAACTGTCATTGATAGGAAATCGGAAGGCGACAGACAACTGGTTGAATGTACTGCTAGAGAGATTCCCATAGACAAGTTAATGATTGATAGAATTTATGTTAATGTAACAGGATCTTTTACAGTAGAAAGATATTTTAACATTGTGTTTCAAGGTACTGGAATGCTTTTTGAAGTCGAGGGCAAAGTTAAATCTTCAAAGTTTGAAAACGGCGGTGAAGGCGACACAAGGTTAGAAATGTTAAAAAAAGGTTTGGAACATTTTGGATTAGAATATAAGATCACATATGACAAAAAGAAAGACAGATATAAGTTTGTATTGACGCCTTTTGCAAATCAAAAAGCGTCTTATTTTATTTCTGACGAAGTCAACGCCAACGCTATAAAACTCGAGGAAGATGCAAGTGATTTCGCCACCTTCATTAGAGGATATGGTAATTATTCAGGAGAAGAAACATTCGAACACGCTGGGCTCGTAATGGAAGCTAGAAGTGCATTAGCTGAAATATACGGCGACATCCACGCAGAACCATTTAAAGATGGTAAAGTGACTGACCAAGAAACTATGGATAAAGAATTACAATCGAGATTGAAAAAGTCGTTAAAACAATCTTTGTCTTTGGACTTTTTGGTGTTAAGAGAATCATATCCAGAAGCAGACCCACAACCCGGAGACATAGTACAAATAAAATCTACCAAACTAGGTTTGAATGATTTAGTCCGTATAGTACAAGTTAAAACGATTAGGGGTATAAACAATGTAATTGTTAAGCAAGATGTAACGCTTGGTGAGTTTAATCGAGAACAACGATATATGAAAAAAGTTAATACTGCAGCTAACTATGTTTCTGGATTAAATGATGTTAACCTTTCTAATCCTAGTAAAGCGGCAGAAAACTTGAAGTCTAAAGTAGCGTCAATAGCTAAATCAACACTCGATTTGATGAGTAGAACTGATTTGATTGAAGATAAACAACAGAAGGTAAGCTCTAAAACTGTGACTACATCTGACGGCACTATCGTTCATGATTTTATAGATAAATCAAACATTAAAGATGTAAAAACAATTGGAACGATTGGCGATTCTGTAGCTAGAGGATCACATGCGAAAACTAATTTCACAGAAATGTTAGGCAAGAAGTTAAAAGCTAAAACGACCAACCTTGCAAGAGGTGGCGCAACAATGGCAACAGTTCCAATAGGTAAAGAAGCGGTAGAAAACAGCATTTATAGACAAGCAGAGCAAATAAGAGGAGACCTAATCATATTACAAGGTACAGATGATGACTGGTTACATGGTTATTGGGCAGGCGTACCGATAGGCACTGATAAAACCGACACTAAAACGTTTTACGGCGCCTTTTGTTCTGCAATTGAAGTTATCAGGAAAAATAATCCAGCTTCAAAAATACTTGTAATGACAGCTACTAGGCAATGCCCTATGAGTGGTACAACGATACGCCGTAAAGATACGGACAAAAACAAACTAGGGTTAACTTTAGAGGATTATGTCAATGCTCAGATATTGGCTTGTAGTGAATTGGATGTACCAGTATATGATGCCTATCATACAGATTATTTTAAGCCATATAATCCAGCGTTCAGAAAATCAAGTATGCCAGACGGATTGCATCCGAACGAGAGGGGTCATGAAGTTATTATGTACGAACTTATTAAAAATTATTACCAGTTTTACGGATAGAAAAGGAGGAAGACATGGATAACAAATTAATTACAGACTTAAGTAGAGTTTTCGATTACAGATATGTAGATGAAAATGAGTATAATTTCAAGCTTATTTCAGACATGCTGACTGATTTTAATTTCTCTCTTGAATACCATAGAAATAAAGAGGTATTTGCACATAATGGAGAGCAAATAAAGTATGAGCATTTAAATGTCACAAGTAGCGTCTCTGATTTTTTAACGTATCTAAACGGCCGTTTCAGCAATATGGTACTAGGTCATAACGGCGACGGTATCAACGAAGTAAAAGACGCGCGTGTTGATAATACTGGTTATGATCATAAGACATTGCAAGATCGTTTGTATCATGATTATTCAACACTAGATGCTTTCACTAAAAAGGTTGAGAAAGCTGTAGATGAAAACTATAAAGAATATCGAGCTACAGAATACCGATTCGAACCAAAAGAGCAAGAACCGGAATTCATCACAGATTTATCGCCATATACTAACGCAGTAATGCAATCATTTTGGGTAGACCCTAGAACGAAAATTATTTATATGACGCAAGCTCGTCCAGGTAATCATTACATGTTATCTAGATTGAAGCCCAACGGACAATTTATTGATAGATTGCTTGTTAAAAATGGCGGTCACGGCACACACAATGCCTATAGATATATCGGCAATGAGTTGTGGATTTATTCAGCTGTATTGGACAGTAACAAAAACAACAAGTTTGTACGTTTCCAATATAGAACTGGAGAAATAACTTATGGTAATGAAATGCAAGATGTCATGCCGAATATATTTAACGACAGATATACGTCAGCGATTTATAATCCGGTAGAAAATTTAATGATTTTTAGACGTGAATATAAACCCACCGAAAGACAACTTAAGAATTCGTTGAACTTTGTTGAGGTTAGAAGTGCTGACGATATTGATAAAGGTATAGACAAAGTATTGTATCAAATGGATATACCTATGGAATACACTTCAGATACACAACCTATGCAAGGTATCACTTATGATGCAGGTATCTTATATTGGTATACAGGTGATTCGAATACAGCCAACCCTAACTACTTACAAGGTTTCGATATAAAAACAAAAGAATTGTTATTTAAACGACGTATCGATATTGGCGGTGTGAATAATAACTTTAAAGGAGACTTCCAAGAAGCTGAGGGTCTAGATATGTATTACGATCTAGAAACAGGACGCAAAGCGCTTTTAATAGGGGTAACTATTGGACCTGGTAACAACAGGCATCACTCAATTTATTCCATCGGCCAAAGAGGTGTTAACCAATTCTTAAAAAACATTGCACCTCAAGTATCGATGACTGATTCAGGCGGACGTGTTAAACCGTTACCAATACAGAACCCAGCATATCTATGTGATATTACGGAAGTTGGTCATTACTATATCTATACGCAAGACACACAAAATGCGTTAGATTTCCCGTTACCGAAAGCGTTTAGAGATGCAGGTTGGTTCTTTGATGTACTGCCTGGACACTATAATGGTGCTCTAAGACAAGTACTTACCAGAAACAGCACAGGTAGAAATATGCTTAAATTCGAACGTGTCATTGACATTTTCAATAAGAAAAACAACGGAGCATGGAATTTCTGCCCGCAAAACGCCGGTTATTGGGAACATATCCCTAAGAGTATTACAAAATTATCAGATTTAAAAATCGTTGGTTTAGATTTCTATATCACTACTGAAGAATCAAACCGATTTACTGATTTTCCTAAAGACTTTAAAGGTATTGCAGGTTGGATATTAGAAGTAAAATCGAATACACCGGGTAACACAACACAAGTATTAAGACGTAATAACTTCCCGTCTGCACATCAATTTTTAGTTAGAAACTTTGGTACTGGTGGCGTTGGTAAATGGAGTTTATTCGAGGGAAAGGTGGTTGAATAATGATAGTAGATAATTTTTCGAAAGACGATAACTTAATCGAGTTACAAACAACATCACAATATAATCCAATTATTGACACAAACATCAGTTTCTATGAATCAGATAGAGGAACTGGTGTTTTAAATTTTGCAGTAACTAAGAATAATAAGCCGTTATCAATCAGCAAACATAATGCGATGACTAGTATTGTGCTTAAGACGGATAACTTCGACGATGAACACGGCGCTTATATTAGTGATGAACTTACAATTGTTGATGCAATTAATGGACGAATGCAATACGTTATCCCAAACGAGTTCTTAAAATACACTGGTCGAGTACATGCGCAAGCATATTTTACTCAAAACGGTAGCAATAACGTAATTGTAGAGCGTCAATTTAACTTCAATATCCAGAATGATCTAATTAGTAATTTTGACGGTAAAACAAAGCTAGTTTATATCAAATCAATTCAGGACTTAACAGAAAGTGTTAAAGAAGAAGTTGAGGACTTAAAGAAAAGTTTGAGTGATACAGAATCGTTGGTTACTGAAATTGATAGTCGTATTAATCAAGGTATTCAAAGATTAGAAATCAAACAAAATGAAGCGGTACAGATGATTACAACAACACAAGACAAAGCCGTTCAATATATAAATAGCGAGTTCCAGAAAATTGTTGATAAAGAGCAAGCGATTTTTGAACGTGTTAACGAAGTTGAACAACAAATCAATGGCGCTGACCTTGTTAAAGGTAATTCAACAACAAATTGGCAAAAGTCTAAACTTACTGATGATTACGGTAAAGCGATCGAATCATCTGAACAGTCAATAGAAGCTGTTTTAAGACACGCTAACTCATCTATGATTATTCATATTACTAATGCAAAAGATGCGCCAGAAAAGGCGGATATAGGCACGTTAGAGAAGCCCGGACAAGATGGTGTTGATGACGGTTCTTCGTTCGATGAATCAACTTATACATCAAGCAAATCTGGTGTGTTAGTTGTTTATGTTGTTGATAATAATACCGCTCGTGCAACATGGTACCCAGATGATTCAAACGATGAGTACACAAAATACAAAATCTACGGCACGTGGTACCCGTTTTATAAAAAGAATGACGGTGACTTAACTAAGCAATTTGTTGAAGAAACGTCTAACAACGCTTTAAATCAAGCTAAGCAGTATGTAGATGATAAATTCGGAACAACGAGCTGGCAACAACATAAGATGACAGAGGCGAATGGTCAATCAATTCAAGTTAACTTAAATAATGCGCAAGGCGATTTGGGATATTTAACTGCTGGTAATTACTATGCAACAAGAGTGCCGGATTTACCAGGTAGCGTTGAAAGTTATGAGGGTTATTTATCGGTATTCGTTAAAGATGATACAAACAAGCTATTTAACTTCACGCCTTATAACTCTAAAAAGATTTACACACGATCAATCACAAACGGAAGACTTGAGCAACAGTGGACAGTTCCTAATGAACATAAATCAACGGTATTGTTCGACGGTGGAGCAAATGGTGTAGGTACAACAATCAATCTAACCGAACCATACACAAACTATTCTATTTTATTAGTAAGTGGAACTTATCCAGGTGGCGTTATTGAGGGATTCGGACTAACCACATTACCTAATGCAATTCAATTAAGTAAAGCGAATGTAGTTGACTCAGACGGTAACGGTGGCGGTATTTATGAGTGTTTACTATCCAAAACAAGTAGCACTACTTTAAGAATCGATAACGATGTGTACTTTGATTTAGGTAAAACATCAGGTTCTGGAGCGAATGCCAACAAAGTTACTATAACTAAAATTATGGGGTGGAAATAATGAAAATCACAGTAAATGATAAAAATGAAGTTATCGGATACGTTAATACTGGCGGTTTACGCAATAGTTTAGATGTAGACGATAACAATGTGTCTATCAAATTCAAAGAAGAGTTCGAACCTAGAAAGTTCGTTTTCACTAACGGCGAAATTAAATACAATAGCAATTTCGAAAAAGAAGACGTACCGAATGCATCAAACCAACAAAGTGCGTCAGATTTAAGTGATGGAGAACTTCGCGGAATGGTTGCAAGTATGCAAATGCAGGTGACGCAAGTAAACATTTTGGCGATGGAATTAAAGCAACAAAACGCTATGTTAACACAACAGTTGACTGAACTAAAAGCTGGTAAAACAAATACAGAGGGGGACGTTTAAATGGAGAAAATTAAGATGATTTATCCAACTTTCAAGGACATTAAAACTTTTTATGTGTGGGGTTGCTATAAAAATGACCAAATTAAGTGGTACGTAGACATGGGTGTAATCGACAAAGAAGAATATGCATTGATCACTGGAGAAAAATATCCAGAAACAAAAGATGAAAAGTCACAGGTGTAATGCTTGTGGCTTTTTAATTTAACGCAAAGTAGGTGGCGTAATGTTTGGCTTTACCAAACGACACGAACAAGATTGGCGTTTAACGCGATTAGAAGAAAATGATAAGACTATGTTTGAAAAATTCGACAGAATAGAAGACAGTCTGAGAACGCAAGAAAAAATTTATGACAAGTTAGATAGAAATTTCGAAGAACTAAGGCGTGACAAAGAAGAAGATGAAAAAAATAAAGAGAAAAATGCTAAAAATATTAGAGACATCAAGATGTGGATTCTAGGATTAATAGGGACGATTCTAAGTACATTTGTTATAGCCTTGTTAAAAACTATTTTTGGCATTTAAAGGAGGTGATTACCATGCTTAAGGGAATTTTAGGATATAGCTTCTGGGCGTGCTTCTGGTTTGGTAAATGTAAATAACAGTTAAGAGTCAGTGCTTCGGCACTGGCTTTTTATTTTGATTGAAATGAGGTGCATACATGGGATTACCTAATCCAAAAAACAGAAAACCTACAGCTAGTGAAGTAGTAGAGTGGGCGTTGTATATCGCTAAAAATAAAATAGCTATTGATGTACCTGGTTCTGGAATGGGAGCACAATGCTGGGATTTACCTAATTATTTACTCGATAAATATTGGGGGTTTAGAACATGGGGAAATGCTGATGCTATGGCTCAAAAATCCAATTATAGAGGTAGAGATTTCAAGATAATTAGAAATACAAAAGATTTTGTACCACAACCAGGCGACTGGGGTGTTTGGACTGGTGGTTGGGCAGGACATGTAAACATTGTAGTGGGACCATGCACAAAAGACTATTGGTATGGCGTAGATCAAAACTGGTATACAAATAACGCAACAGGAAGTCCACCTTATAAAATTAAACACTCTTATCATGATGGACCAGGTGGAGGTGTTAAATATTTTGTTAGACCTCCATATCATCCAGACAAAACTACACCAGCACCTAAACCGGAAGATGATAGTGATGATAACGAAAAAAATAATAAAAAAGTTCCAATTTGGAAAGATGTAACAACTATAAAGTACACAATTTCTAGCCAAGAAGTTAATTATCCAGAATATATTTATCACTTTATAGTAGAGGGGAATCGACGACTCGAAAAACCTAAAGGGATAATGATTAGAAACGCTCAAACAATGAGCTCGGTAGAAAGTTTATATAACAGTAGAAAGAAATATAAGCAAGATGTAGAATATCCACACTTTTATGTTGATAGACATAATATTTGGGCTCCTAGAAGAGCCGTATTTGAAGTTCCTAATGAACCTGATTATATAGTTATAGACGTATGTGAAGATTATAGTGCGAGTAAAAATGAATTTATTTTTAATGAGATTCACGCAATGGTTGTAGCTGTAGATATGATGGCCAAATATGAGATACCTCTAAGTATTGAAAATTTAAAAGTAGACGACAGCATTTGGCGTTCGATGTTGGAACATGTTAATTGGAATATGATTGACAACGGTGTTCCCCCTAAAGATAAATACGGAGCATTAGAAAAGGCATTACTTAATATATTTAAAAACAGAGAAAAATTATTAAATTCTATAACTAAACCAACAGTAACAAAATCTAGAATAAAAGTTATGGTAGATAATAAAAACGCTGATATAGCGAATGTAAGAGACTCATCGCCAACAGCTAATAATGGCTCGGCATCTAAACAACCGCAGATTATAACTGAAACGAGCCCTTATACATTCAAACAAGCACTGGATAAACAAATGGCAAGAGGTAACCCGAAAAAATCTAATGCTTGGGGCTGGGCTAACGCTACACGAGCTCAAACGAGTTCAGCAATGAATGTTAAACGAATATGGGAAAGTAACACGCAGTGCTACCAAATGCTTAATTTAGGCAAGTATCAAGGTGTTTCAGTTAGCGCACTTAATAAGATACTTAAAGGTAAGGGAACATTGAATAATCAAGGTAAAGCGTTCGCAGAAGCTTGTAAAAAGCACAACATTAATGAAATTTATTTAATCGCGCATGCTTTCTTAGAAAGTGGATATGGAACAAGTAACTTCGCTAACGGAAAAGATGGAGTATACAACTACTTCGGCATTGGCGCTTACGACAACAATCCTAACTACGCAATGACGTTTGCAAGGAATAAAGGTTGGACATCTCCAGCAAAAGCAATCATGGGCGGTGCTAGCTTCGTAAGAAAGGATTACATCAATAAAGGTCAAAACACATTGTACCGAATTAGATGGAATCCTAAGAATCCAGCTACCCACCAATACGCTACTGCTATAGAGTGGTGCCAACATCAAGCAAGTACAATCGCTAAGTTATATAAACAAATCGGCTTAAAAGGTATCTACTTCACAAGAGATAAATATAAATAAAGAGGTGTATAAATGTACAAAATAAAAGATGTTGAAACGAGAATAAAAAATGATGGTGTTGACTTAGGTGACATTGGCTGTCGATTTTACACTGAAGATGAAAATACAGCATCTATAAGAATAGGTATCAATGACAAACAAGGTCGTATCGATCTAAAAGCACATGGCTTAACACCTAGATTACATTTGTTTATGGAAGATGGCTCTATATTCAAAAATGAGCCCCTTATTATCGACGATGTTGTAAAAGGGTTCATTACCTACAAGATACCCAAAAAGGTTATCAAACACGCTGGTTATGTACGTTGTAAGCTGTTTTTAGAGAAAGAAGAAGAAAAAATACATGTCGCGAACTTTTCTTTCAATATCGTTGATAGTGGCATTGAATCTGCTGTAGCAAAAGAAATCGATGTTAAATTGGTAGATGATGCTATTACGAGAATTTTAAAAGATAACGCGACAGATTTATTGAGCAAAGACTTTAAAGAGAAAATAGATAAAGATGTCATTTCTTACATCGAAAAGAATGAAAGTAGATTTAAAGGTGCGAAAGGTGATAAAGGCGAACCGGGACAACCTGGTGCGAAAGGTGATACAGGTAAAAAGGGAGAACAAGGCACACCCGGTAAAAACGGTACTGTAGTATCAATCAATCCTGACACTAAAATGTGGCAAATTGATGGTAAAGATACAGATATCAAAGCAGAACCTGAGTTATTGGACAAAATCAATATCGCAAATGTTGAAGGGTTAGAAAATAAATTGCAAGAAGTTGAAAAAATCAAAGATACAACTCTCAACGACTCTAAAACGTATACGGATTCAAAAATTGCTGAACTAGTTGATAGCGCGCCTGAATCTATGAATACATTAAGAGAATTAGCAGAAGCAATACAAAATAACTCTATTTCAGAAAGTGTATTGCAACAGATTGGCTCAAAAGTTAGTACAGAAGATTTTGAGGAATTCAAACAAACACTAAATGATTTATATGCTCCAAAAAATCATAATCATGACGAGCGGTATGTTTTGTCATCTCAAGCTTTTACTAAACAACAAGCGGATAATTTATATCAACTAAAAAGCGCATCTCAACCGACGGTTAAAATTTGGACAGGAACAGAAAATGAATATAACTATATATATCAAAAAGACCCTAATACACTTTACTTAATTAAGGGGTGATTTTTATGGAAGGTAATTTTAAAAATGTAAAGAAACTTATTTACGAAGGCGAAGAATATACAAAAGTATATGCTGGAAATATCCAAGTATGGAAAAAGCCTTCATCTTTTGTAATAAAACCCTTACCTAAAAATAAATATCCGGATAGCATAGAAGAATCAACAGCAAAATGGACAATAAACGGAGTTGAACCTAATAAAAGTTATCAGGTGACAATAGAAAATGTACGTAGCGGTATAATGAGGGTTTCGCAAACTAATTTAGGTTCAAGTGATTTAGGAATATCAGGAGTCAATAGCGGAGTTGCAAGTAAAAATATCAACTTTAGTAATCCTTCAGGGATGTTGTATGTCACTATAAGTGATGTTTATTCAGGATCTCCGACATTGACCATTGAATAATTTTAAACGACTAATTTTTTAGTCGTTTTTTATTTTGGATAAAAGGAGCAAACAAATGGATGCAAAAGTAATAACAAGATACATCGTATTGATCTTAGCATTAGTAAATCAATTCTTAGCGAACAAAGGTATTAGCCCGATTCCAGTAGACGATGAGACTATATCATCAATAATACTTACTGTTGTTGCTTTATATACTACGTATAAAGACAATCCAACATCTCAAGAAGGTAAATGGGCAAATCAAAAGCTAAAGAAATATAAAGCTGAAAACAAGTATAGAAAAGCAACAGGGCAAGCGCCAATTAAAGAAGTAATGACACCTACGAATATGAACGACACAAATGATTTAGGGTAGGTGTTGACCAATGTTGATAACAAAAAACCAAGCAGAAAAATGGTTTGATAATTCATTAGGGAAGCAGTTCAATCCTGATTTGTTTTATGGATTTCAGTGTTACGATTACGCAAATATGTTTTTTATGATAGCAACAGGCGAAAGGTTACAAGGTTTATACGCTTATAATATTCCATTTGATAATAAAGCAAGGATTGAAAAATACGGGCAAATAATTAAAAACTATGATAGCTTTTTACCGCAAAAGTTGGATATTGTCGTTTTCCCGTCAAAGTATGGTGGCGGAGCTGGACATGTTGAAATTGTTGAGAGCGCAAATTTAAACACTTTCACATCATATGGGCAAAATTGGAATGGTAAAGGTTGGACAAATGGCGTTGCGCAACCTGGTTGGGGTCCTGAAACTGTTACAAGACATGTTCATTATTACGATGACCCAATGTATTTTATTAGATTAAATTTCCCAGATAAAGTAAGTGTTGGAGATAAAGCTAAAAGCGTTATTAAGCAAGCAACTGCCAAAAAGCAAGCAGTAATTAAACCTAAAAAAATTATGCTTGTAGCCGGTCATGGTTATAACGATCCTGGAGCAGTAGGAAACGGAACAAACGAACGCGATTTTATCCGTAAATATATAACGCCAAATATCGCTAAGTATTTAAGACATGCAGGTCATGAAGTTGCATTATATGGTGGCTCAAGTCAATCACAAGACATGTATCAAGATACTGCATACGGTGTTAATGTAGGAAATAATAAAGATTATGGATTATATTGGGTTAAATCACAGGGGTATGACATTGTTCTAGAGATTCATTTAGACGCAGCAGGAGAAAATGCAAGTGGTGGGCATGTTATTATCTCAAGTCAATTCAATGCGGATACTATTGATAAAAGTATACAAGATGTTATTAAAAATAACTTAGGACAAATAAGAGGTGTAACACCTCGTAATGATTTACTGAACGTTAATGTATCAGCAGAAATAAATATCAATTATCGTTTATCTGAATTAGGTTTTATTACTAATAAAAAAGATATGGATTGGATTAAGAAGAATTATGACTTGTATTCTAAATTAATAGCTGGTGCGATTCATGGTAAGCCTATAGGTGGTTTGGTAGCTGGTAATGTTAAAACATCAGCTAAAAACCAAAAAAATCCACCAGTGCCAGCAGGTTATACACTTGATAAGAATAATGTGCCTTATAAAAAAGAGACTGGTAATTACACAGTTGCCAATGTTAAAGGTAATAACGTAAGGGACGGCTATTCAACTAATTCAAGAATTACAGGTGTATTACCTAATAACGCAACAATCAAATATGACGGCGCATATTGCATCAATGGGTATAGATGGATTACTTATATTGCTAATAGTGGACAACGTCGCTATATTGCGACAGGAGAGGTAGATAAAGCAGGTAATAGGATAAGTAGTTTTGGTAAGTTTAGCACGATTTAGTATTTACTTAGAATAAAAATTTTGCTACATTAATTATAGGGAATCTTACAGTTATTAAATAACTATTTGGATGGATGTTAATATTCCTATACACTTTTTAACATTACTCTCAAGATTTAAATGTGCGTAACTGGCAGGTACTTCGGTACTTGCCTATTTTTTTATGTTATAATGTAATTACATTACCAGTAACCAATCTGGCTTAAAACTACATTTCCGGTAGTCAATCCGGCTATGCAGAGGACTTACTTGCGTAAAGCAGTAAGAAGCTGACTGCATATTTAAACCACCCATACTAGTTACTGGGTGGTTGTTTATATATAACGCAAGTTAACCAAAACTAACTCTATCTAATAAAAAGTATGAAAAATTTACTCATATCTATTGCGTATAAAGTTAAAAGATATTATAGTTAACTATGAAGAAAGTCAACTCTCTATTCCGTTCTTTCTTCCTAACTTGCATTCTTTCGTAGTTAGTTCGTCAAGTAACTATTAATTTAGTTATATACAATCAGGAGTGAATTGTATAGCCCGGCAGAGGCCATATATCTGACTGTTGGTCCCGCAGGAGACTTCTTCCTTGCCATCACTCATATACATAATCCCTACTTACATTAATGTTTGTAGGGATATTTTTTAAGGGGTGTACTAGGTGGGGAACACAACGTATTTAAAAATAAATAGTGAAAACGATGTTGATTTACAAGACATCTTGAATGATTTTATTAATTGCTTTTGCAAAGGTTATGTGGAAATTAAAACGAAATATAAATTGCTTCCCATCTTTAAAATAAATTTTCATAAAAATAATTTACCCCACTTATTAGGTTTGCATTACACACATAAAAAAGTGAGCGCTAAAAAGATCATTGGAAGAATAGCTGAAGGGAAAATTACACACGAATCTATAAAAAAACATTATGAATATAGTAACATTAAAGATAGGCTTATCAATTATAATTTTTTGCATAAATGCTTTATTGATAAAGAAATCAGGCTATGCGTTATAGTTCCAAAAAATTCAATTAATCCACAAAAGATTGATGTAGCTTTTATAGATGACAAGAACAGCCAAGTTATGATACTCGGGTTAAGGAAGTCTAACAATAATGATTTTTATAGTCCGGCGACTATGTACGTTCTGGGTAAAAACAGTTCATATCGAAGAATGAGAAGAACACATGTTATTAGCATAGAATGGAAAAATTAATAAATTCGCCTATCGGTGAATCAGTATAGATCGCATCTTAAATGGTGTGTTTATTTTACTCCCCCTACAACCAACAAAACCACACCACCTATTAATTTAGGAGTGTGGTTGTTTTTGTTGGAAGTGTGTATCAGGTATCTGCATAGTTATTCCGAACTTCCAATTAATAAAACTCTATACCCGTAATCTTCAATGAGTTCTGGCGCTTCCCTTTAATTCCTTTTACATATTCAAAATGAATGTTTTTGATTGCCATCTTTATGAATTCAGTTTTTAACTCATCTTCCATTAATTCCCAGCCGTTTAGCAATGAATACTTGAAATTTTTAATCTTCTCATAGTTAAAAGTCTTACCCTTATCATTATCCTTGCGCTTTTCATACTCATGTATTTCTTTGTCAATACGACTTATTATTGGAAAAGCTTCATCCTTATCCATCATACCTTCTATAAAAAGTGTTTGACATCTAGCGCGTTCTTTTCGCAACTTTTCAATATCGATGCCGACATCTTCTATTTCTTTAGGTTGGTTTTCGATTTTATATGATGTTAAATCAAATTGTTTTAGATAATTGTAAAATTGTTTTAAAACCTCGCCTTCGTCGATGTTACATGCATTTTTATTTTTAGTATTTTTGCAGTTAGAACAAAAGTATAGTTTAGAATACCAAACTTCTTTATTTTTAGGCGTATGCTTGACTGTGTTTAAAGTCAATTTCTGGTTACAGTTTGGACATAATAGTTTACTTCTGAAAATAGCGTTATGTTTTACGATTGTAGAGTTAGTTTTTTCACTTATCCTTAATTTTATTTCTTCGTATTCTTCTTCACTTATAATAGCTTCGTGGGTGTTTTCGACGAATATGTCACCGAAAACAAGATGACCTCTAGCTACCGGACTCGTTAGAGCATTGCCTATAACTGATCTGTGCCAGTTTTTACCTAAGGGTGCTTTGTATTTAGAGTTGTTCAATTTTATAGTTATTTCTCTTAAACTAGTACCTTTTTTCGCTTCTTCTACTGCAAATCGTAATACTTTTTTATATTCATTAGGCACAAATTTATCGTTTACTCTGTCGTAATAGAAAGGAGGGACAGTTTTAGCTAACCCTTTTCTAGCTGATGCGCGTCGACCCATTGCAGTACGCTCTTGAATTGTAGTACGCTCCCACTCTGCCATAGCACCTACTAATGTTACGAACAAACGTCCCATAGCAGAAGTTGTGTCATATACTTCTGTTGCGCTCCTAAACAACACGTTTTTATTCTCAAACAATTCTAGTATCTCTAGTAAGTCTTTAACACTTCGAGTTAATCGATCTAGTTTATAGACTAAAACCAAATCAAAATTATCTATTTCATTCAACATTTCTTGTAAAGCGGGTCTGTCTTTTTTAGCTCCGGAGTATCCAGCGTCAGTATATACTTTATGAATTTTCCAGTCGTTTATGTCGCTGTAAGCTCTTAATTTTCTTTCTTGTTCTTCGATAGAGTGTCCTTTTTCTTTTTGTTCAAGTGTACTCACTCTAGTATAAATTGCTACTTTCATGTGCTCCCTCCTCAAAATTGGCAAAAAATAATAAGGGTAGGCGGGCTACCCGAAATTTTATTGTTGAATCACTTCGCTATTTTGACGTTTGAAATTGTCAAAATCATTTTGTGCTTTCTTCCATGAATTATAGTCTTGTCCGTCTTGTACTGCCCATGAACCACCTATGCCGGCAGTATGACCACCATTCTGACGTTTGTTTTCTTCTGTTGCTCTTTTAGCTTCTTGATAAGCGTTATAAGATGTGTCGCTTGAAAACTCATCTTTTACTGGCGCATTGTTGTTTTTATTAGAAGCGGGATTATTTTGTGTTTGATTTTGTTTAGGTGCGTTATTAGTTTGTTGATGATCATTAACATTTGTGTTGTTATCGTTGTTTACTTGATTATTGTTATCGTTTTGATTAGCATTTTCTTTTTTCGCTTCTGCTTTGTCTTTAGTTTCTTTCTTTTTGTCTTTGTTCTCTTTCTTTGTTTCCGCTTTCTTGCTTTCCTCTTTCTTATCGCCGTCGTTGCTACCACATGCACCTAATACTAACGCGCTAGCTAAAATTAAATATAATAATCTTTTCATGTTTTACACTCCTTTATTTGCTATTTGTTTTAATAAATCTATGACTTCGTTGTTTTGCTCGATAATTCTATTATTTTGCTTTATTAGTTCGTCTCGTTGAGCTATAGAGACAAAGTTTTGTTTTAATTGCGTATCGTAGAATACGAATTTAGCTTGTTTATCTACGTTTGTTGTGAATGTACCTAAACCGTTGTAGACTTTCAATAGTGTAGGGTTAATATTTTGCTTTTGATATGCGTAAGTCGTAACGTCGGTAGCTTCTTTAATACCTTGTCCGTTTAAACTTTTAGCTGATTTTGATTCGTATTCTTCGTTAGTGTTTTTAAAATTTTCAGATTTATAAAGTTGGATATCAAGTTCTTTTCCTTCTTTAAAATCATTTAATATCTTTCTTTTTTCATCTGTTGTCATTTTTTTATACATGTCAATCTTTCTATAGCTTAACTTACTAAACATTTTTGTTTCTGTTAGAATTTCTTTAAAAGTTAATTTATCTCCTGCCATTTTCAATTTCTCCTTCATTTGGTTTATATTAAAATATTAGAAAGAACGATAATTACATTTTTGTCCTATTTGTTATTTTAGAATTCATAACTCTTTGACGCGATTCTTTAGCTTGTTTAACCATATTTTTAAATTCTTGACTTTCGATAAACGCGTTAGCTTCTTCAATTTCCTCTTGTGTAAGTTTTTTTCTACCAGTGTTAATGTGTATATGCTCAATTTCTTCATATGATTCCATAATTTTTTTATTTCTCCTTTGCTTACTTTTTATATTAAAGCGCCACATAGACGCTATTAATCAAAAATTCGATAGTTATAAATAACTTTGCCTATCACTTCGATTTCATCAATAGAATCTAAATCGTAAGAATTAGTTTTAAATTCATCTGAATAGCTTACTGGGTCTAAATGTAGTTTTGTTTCAGTACGTCTCACACGTTTAACTGTATATTCACCACCTAGACGCAATACAAGGATGTCGTTGCTGCTAAGTTTATGATCACAAGACTTTCTATAATCATGGACAATTATATAAGAACCGTTAGCGAGTATTTTATTCATGCTATCTCCGTTTATTTTTAGTGCTATACATTCGCTAGGTTTACGACCGTTAAAAGCAAATGGTGGAACTTTTAATTTTTCATTATCAATTGCAACTTCTTCGAAATTTCCAGCAGAAACTTTACCGAAATATGGAACCTCGATTTCGCTATCAAATTCGGGTAAAACAATTTCTTCAATTTCTCCTAAGAGATAACCTTTAGAAACGTTGAACAAACTTGAAATTTTTTCGACCATACCCATTCTAGGTTCAGTTCTTCCGCTTTCCCACATTCTTATAGTACCTTCGGAAACATCTAATTTTCTAGCCATCTCAACTTTAGACAATCTATTGTTCAATCTGATTTCTTTTATGGAATTTTTGAAAGCCATTTTGTTTTCCTTCCTTATATATAATGTTTTTTACACTTTTATTATACTATGAAAAATCGTAATTGCAACCCTTAAAATACGATTTACGAAAATAAAAATACGTAAAATTCTAAAATAATTACGAAAAACACTTGAAATCGTATTTAAATTACGGTATACTTTAGTCAGAACTTAACAAGGAGGTTAAAAAATGAACTACATCAAACAAAGTCTGAAATTAGATGAATGGCGAAAACGAAAAGGTTATACCCAGTCGTCTTTTGCTGAAAAACTTGGCATTTCACCATCTACTTATAACATTTGGGAAAATAACCCAGAAATGATTAAACCTAGAGATGCTTTTAGAATTGCCAAAACATTAAATATCTCTATTGATGAGATTATTTTTTTAAAAGATGAATCGTATTTTAAATACGTTTTAGTCGAAGGGAAACAAATGTCTTAAAAGGAGGAATGAACGATGCAAGCATTACAAACATTTAATTTTAAAGAGCTACCAGTAAGAACAGTGGAAATTGAAAACGAACCTTATTTTGTAGGAAAAGATATTGCTGAGATTTTAGGGTATGCAAGGACAGACAATGCCATCAGAAATCATGTTGATAGCGAGGACAAGCTGACGCACCAATTTAGTGCATCAGGTCAAAACAGAAATATGATCATTATCAACGAATCAGGATTATACAGTTTAATCTTCGATGCTTCTAAACAAAGTAAAAACGAAAACATTAGAGAAACCGCTCGGAAATTCAAACGTTGGGTAACTTCAGACGTCCTACCCGCTATTCGAAAACACGGTATCTACGCAACAGACAATGTAATTGAACAAACATTAAAAGATCCAGACTACATCATTACAGTGTTGACTGAGTATAAGAAAGAAAAAGAGCAAAACTTACTTTTACAACAAGAAATTGGAGAGCTAAAACCCAAAGCAGACTATGTAGATGAAATCTTAAAGTCAACTGGAACATTAGCTACAACTCAAATCGCGGCAGACTACGGTATATCAGCACAAAAGTTAAACAAACTACTACACGAAGCTAGATTACAACGAAAAGTGAATAAACAGTGGGTGCTTTACTCAGAACACATGGGCAAGAGTTACACAGAATCAGACACTATACCAATTGTACGCTCTGACGGTAGAGAAGACACAGTTTTACAAACTAGATGGACACAAAAAGGTAGATTGAAAATACATGAAATCATGACTGAATTCGGTTATGAAGCTAACGTAACTGCTTAACAGGAGGGCGCAGCAAATGGAAGATCAAAACAAAAAAGTCATTTATTACTACTATGACGAAGCAGGTAATAGACAACTATTATCAATTGGAGATTTGAATCTCTATTTATTAAAAGATATTAAATCAAGATTTGGTTTATATAAAAAACAAATCCCTGATTTAGATAATCTGTTCGTTCAAATAGACGGTGTTGAATTTAAAGTACTATAACCCGAGCAATGCACCTCTTAAACAACATTATACACGAAAGGAGCATAAACAAATGAACACGTTATACAAAACAACCCTCCTCATCACAATGGCAGTTGTGACGTGGAAGGTTTGGAAAATTGAACGAAATACGAGAAAGCCTGTAATCAATCGAAATGATTTTAGTAAAGAGTCTACAGCAGAAACGATTGAGCGACACAGTGATCCTGATTCAGGAATAAAACTACTTAAGGCGTTTTCCGACTTTACTAAAGAGAACCTTTCCTAATTCTAAGAAGATGAAGTTTCGTTGGTACTCAAGTGACTCATGTAAAGCGGTAGAGTAAATCTTTTCACTGGAAACACCTTCATCAGCATTCTCTGTAAGTTTTTGAAGGTTCTTCTTGAAGTGTTCACTTTGACCACCGTATAGTTCATCAGCTTCATTAACAATTTTATAGTAAAGCTGTTCATATTCACTATATGACATATTATCCACCTCCTTTCAATAGGAGATAACTAAATTATACACGAAAGGAATGATAGAAATGCCACCACACATTCAACAAATGTTATACGAAATCCAGTTAAAAGCTGGTATACCTCAAAAATTAATGGAAATGCAAGGTTTGATAAACGATGAAACAACCAAAGAGGAGAAAAAAGAAAATGAGTGACACATATAAAAGCTACCTAGTAGCAGTATTATGCTTCACAGTCTTAGCGATTGTACTCATGCCGTTTCTATACTTCACTACAGCATGGTCAATTGCGGGATTCGCAAGTATCGCAACATTCATATTTTATAAAGAATACTTTTATGACAACAAAGGAGAATGAAAAGATGTCAGATAAAGACTTGATGGAAAAAGTTGACAAGAGAAGGAAAGAAAAAGATTTAACGGTGAGAGAAATAGGATATTTGCTAGGTTTCTCTGATACTTATTTTATTAAGTTAAGAAATGGTTCAAGAAGAATTACCGATCGGAAGAGAGATAGAATTAATCGTTATTTAAACGGTGAATACGACAATGTAAAAATTCCTAAATATTCAAGAGATTCTGAACAAGTAGCATATGACAAGGGATATAAACAAGCTTTAAAAGATTTAGAAGAATTTGTAAATAATAAAAAAACTGCTACTTGCGACAACAAGTAACAGTATCAAGCACTTAAGAAAAATTTCAAGTTAAATATAAAACGAAAAAAGGAGGAAGTCAAGATGTATTACGAAATAGGCGAAATCATACGCAAAAATATTCATGTTAACGGATTCGATTTTAAGCTATTCATTTTAAAAGGTCATATGGGCATATCAATACAAGTTAAAGATATGAACAATGTACCAATTAAACATGCTTATGTCGTAGATGAGAATGACTTAGATATGGCATCAGACTTATTCAACCAAGCAATAGATGAATGGATTGAAGAGAACACAGACGAACAGGACAAATTAATCAATTTAATCATGAAATGGTAGGTATAAGCATGAGAGATACAGAAAGAAATATATTGAATATTTTTAAGACGTTATTCGACGAATATACTTTGTCAAACCAACGAGCATTATTGGAAATTGAACGTAATCATCACGGATACTTATCGATTAATTTCTTGCACTATCACGACAGTTACAAAACAAACAATAAGCTTGTGCAGATACATGAAATCAATCCAGACAGCCATGAACGAATAAAAAATTTAATTATCGAGGTTCTAAGAGGTCATCGGAAGATTAAAAAAGGAGCATGAGGAAAGATATGAAAATAAATAAGTTAACTATATCAAACTTTGCTGGAATCAAAGAAGAAAGCTTTAACTTTAACGGCAAAGATGCAAAAATATACGGCAATAATGCAACGGGTAAGACTACGACAGCAACCGCATTACAATGGCTGCTTTTCGATAAAGGTTTGGACGGATCAACCAAATCATTTAACCCTGTATCTTTAAACGAAAAAAACGAAGAAAATTATGAGTTAATTCCGACTGTTTTCGCAGAATTTGAAATCGACGGAAAAATTACGACTTTTAAAAAAGAGTCACATCCTAAATACACAATAAATCAAAAAACGAATCGCAAGGAATACTCACGAAGTCGAACGAAGAAACAATATATCAATGATGAATCAATAAAAGTAAAGGATTATAAAGCTCGTATTGATGAACTGATTGATGAAGATGTATTCAAGTTAATTACGAACCCTCAAGCATTTAACTTACTAGATTGGAAGAAGCGAAGAAGTTTGTTGTTTGAAATTGCTAAACCAATCAATGATGAGGATGTCATTAAAACAAATGATGATTTTAAAGAATTAAATAATATTCTTGGTGATCATGAAATTGAAACAAAGAAAAAAATTCTTACTGACAAGATAAAACAGATTAACAAAGACATCAAAGATATTCCGATACGTATTAATCAAACACAACAAAATAAGCAGGATGTACCAGAATTCGATAATGATAGATACGCAATTATCAAACAAGAAATTGAGCAACTTGAAAATGAGCGTATAGATATTCAAAACGGTAAGGAAGAAATTAATTTGCGTAATCAATTAGCTGATAAACAATCAGAATTGAAACGCATAGAAGACAATAACAGCGCAAGTAATGAGAACAAAATCCATGCTTTAACAAATGAATTACACGTTGAAAATGGAACGGTAGCAAACCTTAAAACGAGATTAAAGCAAAACAAACAACAAATCACGCATGAAGAAAATAGACGTAATCAATTATTAGAAAATCATAAAGGATTAAAAAGTGATTTAGAAAAAGCTAAAAATCAAAAATTTGAATATCTTGATGACAATGTATGTAGTTGTTGTGGTCAACAGTTACCAGCTGAACAAGTGAATGAGGCAAGAGAAAAAGCATTGCAGAAATTCAATGCTGGCAAATCGAAAGAATTAGAAACAATACAAACATCTATCAATCACATTATTTCAGAAGGCAAGAAAATAAAGCCAATCATCGAGAAGTTAGAGGATGACAATAATAATCTTCAAATTAAAATCAACGAAGCAGAAGAGCGTTCAGCAAGAATACAAAACAAAATTAATAAGTTGAAAACGACTCATGTTGACGTTACACAAACTGACGAATACAAAGCAGTAATGTTAGAGATAAACGAGATTAATCAAAAACGCTCGAACATTAGGAAAACTATTCAAGATAACGTTTCAGGAATAGATGACAAAATAAGCGAACTTACTCAAGAAAAATCAGAAATTGAAGTGTCAAGATCAATCGAAAAATCAAATAAACATCTAGATGATGTTATTTCTGAATTAAGAAATGAAGAAGATAGATTATTGGATGAAAAAGAAAAGTATTCACATGACCTTTATATCTTAAAAGAATTTACAACAACAAAAGTCAAAATGCTTACTGAAAATATCAATAATGAATTTGAGATTGCTGAATTTAAGTTATTCAATACCTTAGTTAACGGCGAATTAGAAGAAACATGTTCCACAACGGTTAACGGCGTCGAATACGACAGCGGTTTAAATAACGCCTCAAGAATTAATGTTGGCTTAGATATCATCAATACACTGTCAAAACATTTTAAAGTTACAGCGCCAATATTTATTGATAATGCTGAATCAGTAACAGAGCTTATAAAAACAGAATCACAACAAATTCAATTGATAGTAAATGAACAAGATAAAAAATTAAGAATGGAGACTATATAAAATGACTGAAAATAATAAATTACAAACTATTGAACAACAATTAGTACAAGAAAAGAACGTATCTGACAACGTATTAAACAAAGTGAGAGTTTTAGAGTCACAAGGCAATTTGGAATTGCCAAATGATTATTCACCAAGTAATGCCATGAAACAAGCATGGTTACAAATCAGCCAAGATAACAAATTAATGAGTTGTAACGATACAAGCAAAGCAAATGCCTTATTAGACATGGTAACGCAAGGTTTAAATCCAGCTAAAAATCAATGCTACTTTATTCCTTACGGCAACAAAATGCAGTTACAACGTAGCTATCACGGTAATGTAATGATGTTAAAACGTGATGCAGGTGCTCAAGATGTTGTTGCTCAAGTGATTTATAAAGGCGATACATTCAAGCAAGAAATGGGAGAAACAGGACGTATCAAAGCGATTAAACACGAACAAGACTTCTTTAACATCGACAAAGAAAACATTATCGGTGCGTACTGCACAATCGTATTTAATGATGGACGAGATAACTATATTGAAGTCATGACTATTGAACAAATTAAACAAGCATGGATGCAGTCATCAATGATTAAAGATGAAAAAGCATTACAAAATTCTAAAACACATAATAATTTCAAAGAAGAAATGGCTAAAAAAACAGTTATCAATAGAGCTGCTAAACGTTATATCAACACATCAACAGATAGCAATCTTTTCAAATACGCACAAGAATCCGAACAACGTCAACGCAAAGAAGTGTTGGACGCAGAAGTTGAAGAAAATGCAAATCAAGAACAATTGGACTTTGAACAACCAGTTCTTGAAGAAGCACAATACACAGAATTAGAAAATGATAAGCCTATTGATGTATCTGACTTTGAAGAAATAAAAGAACCTGCAACAGAAAAAGAAAGCGAAGAAGAGCCATTTTAATTGAAACAATAGCAACTGGTTCAAGTGGTAACTGCTACGTCTTAAATGATGGACGTACTACGTTACTATTTGAGGCAGGTATAAAATTTGAACGTGTTCAAAAGCATTTCAAATATAAAACAAGACATATAGCAGGGTGTCTTATCACACACGAACATGGTGATCATGCAAAGTATACAAAGCAGTTTGTCGACAATGGTGTAATCAGCTATATGACTGCTGGAACACAACAAGCTATGAATTTTGAAAGTCATCGCTTATGCACGATTAAGGCAAAGCAAGAGCTGCGAATAGG